GTAATAGGGCTACAGCTGATGACCCGTTGGCTCCAATAAAACTTGGTGGGACTACGAATGTTATTAAAAGAGTTTTAGGTATGGACTATAAAAAATTAAGTGAGACAAAACCACACTTAGGTTTAAACCCTACAAAAAATAAAGCACAACCAAAATAAAATATGGTATTACAAGTAATTGATAATCAAGAGTTAACTCGAAGAGAGAAAGAAGCTACTAAGAAAGCTTTAGAAGAAAGGCAAAACGAACCTCTAATTTTAGGGCTTGCTTCTCATTTACGTAAATGCTGGGACGCAGCACGTCAAGCTAAAAAACCTATAGAAAATATTATGCTCAAAGGTCTTCGCCAAAGAAACGGAGAGTACGAAGCAGATAAACTTAACCAAATAAAACAACAAGGCGGCTCTGATATTTACATGATGATTACTGAAGTCAAGTGTAGAGCAGCTGAAAGTTGGCTTCGTGATATATTACTAGAGACAGGAACACCCCCATGGGATTTGCAGTCTACACCAATACCTGAATTAGAACCTGGTCAACTAGCAGAGATAGAAAGATCATTTGCTGCAGACGTTGTAACGATTATAGAAAGAGAAGGGCAAGCACCAGATCCAGCTAGAATGGGAGAGCTTAGAGAAATGGTAGCTCAAGAATATAGATTTAAATTATTGCAGGCCGCTGACAATAGAGCTCGTGGAATGAAAACTAAAATCTCTGACCAGTTTGCACAAGGTGGTTGGGGTGAATCATTCAATGACTTTATTACAGATTTAGTAACTTACCCTTGTGCTTTTATTAAAGGGCCTATTGTTCGTAGACAAAGGAAGTTAAGTTACGCAAAAGATGAAATGGGTAATACCACAGTAGAAGCTGATGAAATTATAGCACCAGAGTTTGAACGTGTAGATCCATTTAGAATGTATCCAGAACCTGGAATTACTAATATCAATGATGGATATTTATTTGAACATCACCCATTAAGTCGTACAGAGTTAGCAGATCTAATAGGTGTGCCAGGTTACGATGATGATGCAATTAGAGAAGTATTAGATTATGGTAATGGTGATTCATGGATATCAGAAGATGTAGAACTAGCTAAAGATGAAGAAGAAAGAAAGTTTCACGCATTTGATAGACCTACAGAAATATATGATGCTGTAGAATTTTGGGGTAAGGTAAGCGGTAAAATGCTTGTAGAGTGGGGGCTAACTGAAGAAGAAGTACCTGATCAAGCTCGTGAGTATGATGCAAACGTATGGATGGTAGGTAATTATGTTATCAAAGCTGTACTAAACTATGACCCACTAGGTGAAAAACCATATGCTAAGACATCATTTATCAAGCACCCAGGAGCTTTCTGGGGTAAAGGCATACCAGAAATTATAGAAGATTTACAAGGTGTATGTAATGCAGCAGCTCGTGCATTAGTTAACAACATGGGTATATCAAGTGGGCCACAAGTTGAAGTTAATCTAGAAAGGATTCCACCTAACGAAGATATTACACAGATGCACCCATGGAAAATATGGCAGGTAACAAACGATCCACTAGGGTCAAGTTCTCCTGCAGTTAGATTTAATCAGCCAGCTGATAATGCAAATACACTAATGAGTGTATATGAAAGATTTAGTAAACTAGCTGACGATCATTCAGGTATACCATCGTATGTATATGGTGATTTGAATGTAAAAGGTGCTGGTCGTACAGCATCAGGACTATCTATGCTGATGGGATCAGCAGGTAAAGGTATACGTCAAGTAGTTATGCATATAGATTCCGATATTATAAAACCTGTTGTACACAGACAGTTTGTGTATAATATGCGATATGATGAAGACGAATCCATTAAAGGAGACGTAGAGATTCTGCCAAAAGGTGCAGTTAATCTCGCAGTTAAAGAAACTGTTAATCTTCGTAGAATTGAATTCCTTAATGCAACCGCCAACCCAGTTGATATGGAAATTGTTGGTAAGGAAGGTCGCTCCTCTATTCTTAGAGAAGTGGCTAAAAGTTTGCAAATGCCTGTGGATGAAATTATTCCAACTAGGGAGAAAGGACGATACCAGGAAAGGATGGCAGCACAGTTTGGAGCGACACAGTCGCAACAAGCTCCAACACCAACCCAACCAGATGGTTCCCCAAAAGGTGGAATGGCAGCAAACACAGTTAGTAACCGTAACACTGGAGGTCAATCTTGATTAGACCAGAACCAGACGTTATTAAGGCTTTAGCTATTATGGCACGCCAACACCCTCAAACACTGGAATGGTTAGAGGGATGGTTAAACCACGAGTTAAAGCAGCTACCTAATGTTACTCAAAACGTGTCACTTGCACAGGGGCGGTGTCAAGTTTTGAAAGAGATATATACAGTAATAAAAGAGTCCCCTGATAATACAGCAAAGTCATGACGACAGCTGTTAGTTAACGCATACCGTTAGGAGCGAAACATTATGGCAATACCAAAGCAAGTTCAAAAGCAATCTGAGGATGTACAAGCATTGTATAAAGAACTCAACAATGAAACAGCAGAATCTAATGCTAGTTTGGAATCAGGAGAAAAAGTGCCTGAAGAAAAACAAGCTGAGGCTTCTACTGAAGTAGTAGCTGAGTCGCAGGCCGACAGTGTCGAAGAGCAAGCAACTGAGTCTGTAGCTGAAGAGCACAGCGAAACAGACAAAGAAGAAAAAAAGGAAACATGGGAACAAAAGTATAGAACGTTACAGGGCATGTATAATAAAGAAGTTCCGAGCTTAAATGCACAGAACAGAGAATTAAACAGTCGTGTATCCCAGTTAGAATCTTTACTAGGCGAGATGAATAAAGTAGAAAAGCCAGTTGAAAAAGAAGTAACAGTTGAAAAATTAATTACTGATGCTGAAATGGAAGACTATGGTGATTCTATTGAAATCATGCGTAAAGCAGCTAAAGAAGAAATAGCAGGACAATTGGGTCGTGTTAAACAGCTGGAAGCAGAAATAGCAGCGTTGAAAGGTGTTGTACCACAAGTACAGCAAGTTCAACAGCAACAAAAAACTAGTTCTGAAAAACAGTTTTGGGATACTTTAAACCATGAAATACCTAATTGGAATGAGACTAATAGCAATCCAGATTTTCAATCTTGGCTTTTAGAGGTAGATCCACTAACAGGTATTAACCGCCAGACACATTTAGAAGACGCACAGCGTAAACTAGATGTTGGTAGAGTTATAAATTTCTTTAGAACTTTTGAAGGTGTAAGTGGTATTGGTAATAGTGCTCGTGAGAAAAATGCTACGCAATCTGCTGAATTACAAAAGCAAGTTGCTCCGGGACGAGGACGTGCTGGACAACCTGTAACTAATGATGCTAAAACTTATTCACCTAAAGACATCGAAAAATTTTTTAAAGATGTTAGAACAGGTAAGTATAAGGGAAGAGATGATGAGCGTGGCAGAATGGAACGTGACATTTTCGCTGCACAGCGAGAAGGTCGCATAGTTAATTAATAGTAAAAGGAGGCTATTATGGCTTTTGCAACATCATCAGGTCATCCAGCGTATACAGGAAACTTTATACCTGAAATTTGGTCTGGTAAATTAATTGAGAATTTCTATGATGCAACTGTATTATCAGCAATCTCAAACACCGATTACGAAGGTGAAATTCGTAATATGGGAGATACGGTCAATATCCGTACAACTCCTGAAATAACAATTCAAACCTATGTTAAGGGTCAAACTCTTACAGTAGAGAATCCTGACAAAGCTAAACTACAATTGCTAATCGACAAAGGCGAATACTTCGCTTGTGTTGAAGACGATGTAGATGAAGTACAATCAGATATTGCTATGATGGATCAATGGTCTAAAGACGCTTCAGAGCGTATGAAGATTAAAATTGACCAAAGAGTATTAACTGATTTGTTACCTGACGTATCTGCAAGTAACAAAGGACAAACAGCTGGAGCAATCTCTGGTAACATTGACCTTGGTGTAGCAGGTACTCCAGAGGCACTTACCACTACAAACGTAATTGGTAAAATTGTCGATATGGGTACAGTTCTTGATGAAGCTAACTGTCCTGAAGCAGGTCGTTTTCTTGTAATACCTGCAAAAATGGCTGGCTTAATCAAGCAATCAGATCTTAAAGATGCATCTATTACTGGTGATGGAAGCTCACCATTAAGAAATGGTCGTCTAGGTATGATTGACAGATTTACAGTTTATGTAAGTCACAATCTATATAAGAACGGAAGTGAGTTCAGCGTAATTGGTGGACACACAATGGGGTTCACATTTGCGTCACAAATGACAAACATGGAGACAATCCGTTCAGAAACAACTTTCGGTAACATCATTCGTGGCCTTCAAGTTTACGGTTATAAAGTCGTTAAACCAGAAGCTCTTGCTACAATGATTGTAACTGTATAACCATAGGAGATAATTAGATATGCCTACTTATAATGATGGTAAAGGTTACAAACTTGGTACTGGTGCAGCACACTCTGCTAAAGGTATAAACAAAGTTTCAACCATTAGCGTGGAGCTAGACTTCGCAGCAATTACTACAGCACGAGCAGCAGCAGGGCTTACAGCTCTTGCAGCGGCTGATGTACTTGAAGTAATTAGAGTTCCAGCGAATACTCTAGTCACTCACGTGGCTTTAAATGTGACAACTGCTGAAGGCGGTACACTAACTCTTGATGTTGGTGACGGTACTGATCCAGATGGTTTTCATGATGGTGTAAATGGCAACGCAGTTGCGGCTTATATCACTGATGCCGGAGCTGCAACCGCACTTGCTCATGGTAAGTTCTATACTGCAGCTGACACTATTGATGTGACTACTGTTAACGCAGCAGACACAGCAGTTATGACTTTAACTGCAGTAATGGTTGATTGCTCAGAGTAAAACGTAACAATGGTCGGGGGGTAACTTTAACCCCCCGATTATCTAAAAGGAGATAAAAATGGCAGGAAGATGGTTAAGGAATACAAAAGACGGTGAGATTTATGGGTGGAATCAAATACTCGCAGATAACCCATTAACTGAAGAAGTGACTGAGGAACAAGCTTTTCCAGAAAAATTTTTACCTAAAAAACAAAAAGGTAGAAAAACAAAGGTAAATTTAAAAACAGAAGTGATTCCTGAAGAGGAAAAAGCTGTTAATATAGAGTTAGCTGAAGAAGCTACAAAAGGATTAGAATTTTAAAATGATTTTAAA